AACAATAACAACGTTATAAGCGGTATAGTTACCATCAGCCGCCAGCAAGAGCGAGATCTAGTGAAAAAGAGAGCGAAGAAGCTACGAAAGGCTTTTGGTCCTTCAATAGGATCGGAAGAGAAGTTCGCTAGAGCTGCGAGAAAGCTGGCCAAGATGGAAATACAACGCGATAGAGACGAGAAATTCAAGATGAGGCATGAAACATTTGCTGATTTTTACGCTCGTTCTAAAGTGTGCGTTAAGAGCGCTTACAATAAGTTTGGAATGTTTTGCGGATCGATGGTCTATGCTTATAGTGTCCTAGAGGGCATGAGAGCTATGAAGCGCGATCTGAAATTACATTTCAGGAATGTTAGGAAGAAGGTGGCATTTTCGGCCGCCATGACGGCAGCACAATGGGCTGCCCAGAGACCCACTCTATTAACATCTGTTTTGGAAGTGGTGAAGATATTGGATATAACAACTGATGGATTCTTGTCCAGAACTTCAGCTAATGTAGTTAGTAGTATCATGGACTTAATAAAAGATTCAACCTTCGTTGCCCGCGCCACAGATGTGGCCGCCGCTTTGAAAAAGCGGACTGCGGAAGTATTGCTTGGTAGCAAGAAGGAAGAAGAAGAAGATCAGGTGTTTGTTCGATTTCAAGGAGAGCAAACCTTACGGCCTGTGCGACGCTCAGAGTTTGAGCTAATGGCCGCCGCTTTTAAGCCAAGGGTGGTTTTTAAGAAGGAAGGAGAGATTGTGATGATTGATGATGAGGTGGAAATACAGCATCAAAGTGATTCAGTGGAATCTCATGACGGAATGATAGCAGCTATTGCCGCATTGATATCTAGTATATTGATTGGTCGTGGCGTGCAGGCAAGTGAGACTGCAAAGTCGATATTGCGAAATACAGGAAACATGGGCCGTGATTTTGCCAACAGCTGTCGAGGATTTGATGTCGCGCGAAACATAATGCAAAAATTGATCGCATGTATTCAAGAGTTCCTCCGAAGTTGGTCGGATCGCTATGCCCTAGTGGAAGAAGGCGTGGAAGGTATTAACTTGGAAATGTTAATTACTCAGACGCAAGATTTGATAAAGAAAGTGCCCGGAATAGATATAGGAGTCATACAATTGCAAGAAACTTGTGATTATCTTACAGACTCTTTTAACGTTCTGAAGTTAAGACGAATGCACGGAAAAGTGAAATTGTCAAATGAAGTATCAAGGATCGTTGATGCTGTGGAGAGAGACTTTGCTAAATACAAAGTTGAGAACGTACAATCGCTACGAACGAAAGGCGATGGAAGGAAACGCACTCCAGCATTATTCGATTTCTTCGGATTGGCAGGTTGTGGTAAGTCAGAAATGGTTAACCAATTTGCGAGAGATTTGACAAATCCTAAAGTTACGCAGGGTATTAAATGGAATCCCGATAACTTAGTGTATTCTCAGAATCCGAACACAAAACATATGGACGGTTACAGAGGACAGAACATTCACATTCAAGATGATGCAATGCAAGGTGTTGGATATACCCCTGAAGCTTCTGAAGCTTTGGAGTTAATCCGAACAGTTAGTCCGGTCGAGATGCCAGTTGTAATGGCATCTTTGGCGGACAAAGGCATGTTGTATTCATCTTATATGATTTTAAGAACAACGAATGTTCCGTTCCCTATACCTAAAGAAGTGGCGTGCAAGGAAGCACTATGGAGAAGAAGAACGCGCTTGGTGGAGGTAGTACGGTGTGAAGATTTAGATTGTAAATGCCAGATGTACCCAGGAGTGCGAGGAAGAAAGCATTTTAATCTAGTAGACCCGTTAGGTGGTGTCCCAATAGGAAGCTCGGCGACCCCGCAGAGCCCGGAAAAGGCGTATGTGATATTGCCGAATAAGGCGGTCGCAAAGGACTTGTTGTATTACGAGCTCTTATCGATCGTTGGACGTGACATAACCAAATGGTGGGCGGCGGACCCTTCGGGACAACCGTTCATGGAACTAGATGAAGATGTATATGAGAGAGAAGGACTCCGACACGAGGTAAAACCCGAAGAATTGGAGACTGATTGGCCGTTGAAGAAGGACATTTTCGCATACACACCCGATACTATGGAAGAAAAGAAAGATGGAACCAAACCGTATTTTGTAGCTGAACCTAGACATTTAATGTCAACGGAGAGAGCTTGCTGTTTGAGACCATTTGAATTTAGTTCAAAGATCGCGGTAAAACAAAACCCAGTAACATGGGATTTGAGTGTGTGTAAGAAGGAAATGAAGATATTCGACAAAGAAAGGAATCAGGCCGTTACGTATAACGTAGCATATGAATTGATGACGCCTACAGTGCGAATGCTGTATAGTACCTGTGTCCGTAATGGTTTAATTACATATTACGATGAGAGAGTGGTACCTAAGCGTTTGCAAGCTAAGGCCGGTATATCGATGAGAGCTTATGATGAAAATCGGATGGACTTGATGATGAAGAACGGACATGCTGTGATGCTAGTCATGGAGGCAGAGAGGCAGAGATTGGCTCGGTTTAACCGAGTACCAGACTGCGCTGATGCTCACTGTGAAGGACGAAGGTTGTGCAATGGTGAAATATCCTATGCTAACCAGATGCGCTGGATTGGAGAGTATCAAGGCCCGTGTGTAGCAAGACATAATGTCACAAGAGTTGGAGACAAGAAAACGAGATTGGAAATCATTGGTGAATTGAGAACCGACCTAGAACGGGGATTAGACGTTACTGGCCAAACGCTAGCAACTGTGGAAATTCCTGGGCCCGCTAAAATGTGGGATGAGGTAGATAAACAATTCAAGTTGCGACACGAGATGTGGCGACCTGAGGATGATTCAAGCGACATGGAAGACGACGCGGACGTGAAATTCGATGACTTTGTGAAGTATCGCCATCAACAGATAACTACTTTTGATGATGCGATGAAGCAAGCTCGATTCCGGGTGAAGGTCGTATTGTATTGCCTGGGTGCATTAGCTGTAGGCTTAACCGCTTATGGTGCGTACAAGGCATATCAATCCTGGGCAAGCGAACCATTAGAACATGAGTTTGTTTCGGGAGACCCGTCGACTAACAAAGTCGGAGTGCCGAGGGTGGTAAGACATCAGGCGGCACAACAAAACGTGAGTGACGTGATTAGCAAAGTGAAGGCTAACGCCTGTACTGTTGTGGTGCGTCATTTTGACAAAGAAGGACAGGAAGTGGGTACAACTTTTAGAGGTAAAGCTCTAGGGTTATACGACCACTTCTTGTTACTGAATGCGCATCCATTTTGGATGGCAGATGGCTGGGAGACAGTGTCTCTTCTCGTAACACGGGAAAAGACCGGGATCGAATCGCGCTTTCAAGTAACGAGGGAAGAGGTGAGCATGAATAGGAAGAATGATGCTGCAATTGTTTGTATGCCTATTTCAACCGAAGCGTTCAAGAACATCAAGAAGTTCTTTGTAGTCGATGAACAATTGGCTACTTTGAGTGGAGGAGAGGCAGTTTTAGTGACTGCAGATTGTGAACGAAATGTAAGCTTTGACCGGAAGGACAAGATCACTATCAAAGAAGGTGATACGATAACACAGTATGTGGACTCGTTTCAGTATAAATTGGTTAGTGAGAGAGGAATGTGTGGGACAGCCATGGTTGTTGCGGATGTGCAAGATGGTGCAAACCGTTTCATATCTGGAATTCATAACGCCGGCAACGGTAAGATTGGATATGCCAGACCAGTGACCCAGCAGATGATTGAAGAATTAACAGGGGAACTAAAGCATGAAATGGAGTGTATCGAGGATGAGGACTTGGATTGGCTTTTGAGCGCGGTGGATAGACAACCAATGGTGAAAACCGGAGGAAGTGTAGACTATGTGGGGATAGCCAACAAAGATTATGAACAGGGACCAGCTCGCAAGACGGACATTAGGCCATCATATCTGAACGGTAGATTGGGCGAAGTTTTGACCGCGCCAGCAGTTTTTAGTTTGCGCCAGGGTGGTGTTAGTGAACAGGCAAGAGAAGCCGGAATAACACCTTATGATGCAGGTCTGTTGAAATTCAGTAGACCCGTCAAAGCCCTGCCGTTTGCAGCTTTAAGCATGGCAATGGTGACAATTTGCTCAGTATTGAAGAAGATGAATCCAGTCAGAGGAATTGAAAGACGAATATTGACTGAGGATGAAATGGTAAATGGGACCGAATGTGGGTTGATACCTGCGATGGACTTAGACACCTCGCCTGGATTGCCGTGGAAGAATTATAAGCCACCATTATCGAAAGGAAAGAAATTTATGTTTGATGTGAATTGGGAGGCTAATGAGAAGCGATATGCGAAATTGAAGAATGATTATGTCGCACGCGGTGTTCGAGTGAGTGAAGATTTTAGGAGGAAGTTAGAATTGATGGAAGATAGACTGAAGCAAAGAAAAGAGGTTGTGATAGTTATCTATGAAAATCTGAAGGATGAGCGAAGGAAGCTGAAGCATATTGCTAATGCCAAGACGCGAGTTTTTGATGTATCACCAATGGAATTCAACATGTTATTGCGAAAGTACTTTGGGGCGTTTAATGCAGCGATGCAGAATAATTGCACTGAGATGCCTGTAGCTGTGGGAATAGATTTCAACGGACCTGATGCCCAAGCGTTGTATGATAGATTAACTAGATTAGGTACGGACTGTATTGCTGGCGATTTCGAGAGCTGGGATGGATGTCTGCCTGATGAGTTATTGATGAAATATGCACACTTGGCAAATGTTTGGTACGATGATGGAAATGATCACATTAGATGTGGACTAATCAGAGCGATAATACATTGTGTACTGGTTAGCTTGAATACGGTTGCGAGAAAACATCAAGGACTACCCTCGGGAATTGCGGTAACGGCGCCGATGAATTCAGTTGTAAATTGGATTCTTCAGTTGACTGCAATCATTGATATTTTGGAACAGTATAAATTATATCTGACGACTAAAGAAATCCAGGAGAACGTGGAATTAACCTTTTGGGGTGACGATCACTTAGTTGTACCTGGACCTAAAATCAAAGAATGGATAAATTTTAGAACGATGAAGGCATGGTTTTCGAAACATGGTTTTGGCTACACGGACGCAGAGAAGAGTGGCAAGGAGTTCGATTTTGAAGATATCCACGATGTACTCTATTGCAAGAGGAAATTCAAGCGAGATAGCTTGGGGGTTATTGTTATGCCTACTGAGCTTTCCGTATTGAACGAATCGATACAATGGAGACGAAAGACCATCGGAGTGAGTAAACGAACGAGTTACGAAGCCACCATGAACAACTACGTAGAAGCGTTGTCAATGCATGGAAAGGAGATTTATGATGGAGAACTGAAAAGAGTGAACCTTGCAATTGAAGAAGCCAATAAAGAACTTATGGCGGATAGGCAGTTGGATTACTTAGAGGAACCCTATCACATCTGGAGGAAGAAGAGAGCCCTGAAATATGGACTAGCGTAAGGCCCCGGAGCGAAGTTTTGAGCGATTAGATCTGCTTTCTTCGTAG